GACTTACCTGACCAAAGTTAAATGGCTGTAAAACTTCAGCAGGATTACCGTTAGTAAGAATAACCTTACCTGCACGTACCTCTGGCTTAGAGCCTCTAGGCATACGAGAAGCGTCCATTGCAAGCATAGGGTGTACAGTTAGTGCTAAGGCATCAATACGAGCGCGTAGTTCTGCGTCTAACGCCTTCTGAGAGTTATACCCTTTCTCACATACTCCTCGGCCCCAGAAACGGCTAGGAACGACATCCCAAGGGAATGCTACGATAGGACGGTCACCCATCATGTAAGGATTAACTTCAGCTTTAAGTAAAGTACCACCATCAGCGATAACAACAATAGCTTCAACGTAGTAGCTGTCGTCTCCTTCCTCTTCCTCAGTCAAGGTTACTGCTTCTTCCTCTGCATCGGGGTCAGCCTGTGCTTCTTCAAGCAAGTGACGAGGAACTAAACCGTAGTACTTAGTAAGACGTACTTTATCGTCGTCATAGACAGTAGTAATGTCGTGGTCAGGCTCAATGTCAAAGTCTGGAGCCGCAGTACCTACGTCAGCCTCACGATAGACACCCTCTTCCTGTAACTGTGTTACAACGTGCTTGGAAACAAACTCATCAATAGCCACACCTAGCGCACTTTCAACGGAAGTCGCTACAGGGTCAATAAGGAAGTTCTGAGGCATGACAGGATTCAGCTTAACGCAGGTTCTGTCCTCAATTGTGACACCAACTGCTGTTAATTCACCACCCATGACAGGCTGTGTAGCAGGTTTCATCTCTTTTTCGGTAGTTAGCTCAATTTCACCAATACCAGTGCCAAAAACAGCAGCATTAATCAAACATTCAGCTACATTTTTACGTATCATGTTGCGTTTAAAGTCGGCTTCTAGGCCATTACGCAACATCATAATGTCAGCAGTTTCTGTATCAGCAGCATCATCACGAATGTCGAACCATTTTCCACGTCCAAAGGTCGCTTCTTCCAGTTCTGCTACGGATGACTCCACAGCTTGTTGTAAAGCAGGAGAAATAATCTTAGAACGCTCAGATTGACGTGTTTTGTCCTCTGATGCCCAGTGTCCACGCCATAGGCGGTAGTACTCATCAAACTTCTCGGAGTAGTTGGCTTCAAAATGGTCACGCCAGTCTTGACATTTGTTGTCTACCCACCCCTCTAGGGATTCAAAGCTGTAATCATCGTCTTGATTGTCAAACATAGTTAATACCCTGCATAAAAGTCAGTGAGTTCATATTCTTCTTCCTCGTAGTCGATAGCGTAAGCAACCTGAGCCAACTGGTCAATGTATGCCAACGCATCAATTAAATCATCATGTACTAGTTTATTAGGGAACTGGAACAGCTCATCTAGGAAAGGAGCATTCCATTCACCCTTGTTAAGTTTAATCTTGCCGTGTTCAAAGCGACCTTGTAAGGCCCACACGATACGGTCAATCTTACGTTTGTTACCGTGGGTAAGCTCCTCGATACGGAAGAACCTTTGATTCTTTTTCATTATGTCATTCAAGTAGGGGTAGACAGCATTCTTCAATGCACCTTTCTCAATCCCTACTGCGACTGGTTGGTAGTCCCTGACGGCCTCGAAGATTTTCCTTGCTGTCTTTTCGACTCCCCATCTACCGTGGATGATGTCTGCGACCCACCAACCTTCCGTACCTGCTTTAACCACCGCAATTGCCGTTTGGTCAAGTCTGTTTGTTTTAGTTGTAGCTTTTTCAACTTCTGCGAATCCTGCCAAATCGACTGCTATATAGAACTGACCTTCATCAGGTTCTTCCTCACAGAACTTAACGTGTTCCTCCTTAAAGAGTTCACCACCGGCTGCCTCAAAGGATGCCATGAACTCCTGTCGGAAGGAGAAGGCAGACATGGACTTCTTAGCCGCATCAATCTCCTCAGGGTCGATTAGAGGGTTATCAAAGCTAGTGAAGTGGTATCCTGCCCAATCAGGGTCGTTAGCTATGTTAGCGTACTGATGGAGGTCGTAGAAGTGATTACGTCCCATTGGTGTACCGATAAACATGGCTGAACCCTTTTGGTCAGCGAGAGCAGGGCGTAGGATTTGCTCCCACACCTCCGGCTTCATATCTGCGTACTCATCCATTACTAGGAACTTAAGGGAGACACCACGCATGGTTTCAGGCCTGTCAGCACCTTTGAGTGCGATTGTAGCACCATTCACCAGTTTAAGTTGTAGGTTGTTGACGTGACTGGACGCAATGACAGGTGAGCCAATCTCTAGCAAGGACTGCCACATAATGTCCCTAGCCTGCCCCTGTGTAGGTGCTACGTAGAAGACATGACCCTTAGTCGTACCCAAGGCTTCAATGATTAACTTCCACGCTGCTAGTCTGGACTTACCTGTTCGTCGTCCTGCTGCTATGACTTGGAAACGCTTATTGTCCGCCCATACTTCCTGCTGCCATGGCAATAGTTCTACTTTTAAGTCAGTCATGGTTATACAAAGTTGTTCATGGATGCAATAGCAGGATACATCTCAAAGGTGACTATAACGGACATATTATTTCCTGATGCTAAGGCTTTAATCTGGTCATTCTCTGTAAGGACAAAATCTAACTGGTCAAAGGACTTTGTTTCTCCCGTACTAAATGAAGCTCCGTTAAGGAAAGGTACGTCAACGCTCTGACTATTGTCGTGCCACTTCACACTTCCTGCTATGTTGTTACTTCCGTTGTTGGACATATGGATTAGTTTGATGTCACAGTGCATCCCCTTGGGGACAGTAAACAAAGTAGTCTCTGTGTTAGCTACTAATGCTCTACCTACAGTAAATTTTCTCATTATTAGTATGTCCAGATTACAGGAACTGAAGTGCGAATATCAACATGAACGAAAGACTTAGCCACTCCCACTCCTGTAAACCCAAGGGCGAGTGCGTGTTTGACGATGGTATATCTTTCTGCTCCTGACAATGCCCTAATGTCCGCTGCAATGCCTTGAGTATGCGTCCCACCACCATTTGCTTTATTTCTCTCGTTTGAATGATTCGTACTGCGGTATCCGCTAGTTATGACAAAAGGAAACCCGCAGGCTTCCCGTAAGTGGTCGAGCTTCTTTAGGAACTCATCCTGCATTTCATTCTCATCCGTCTCTTGACAGTTGAACTCGCTCAGGGCGAAGTACTTGGGATTATATGTCAATGAACTCTCCATCTTCAGCTTGCTCTTCGTTACTGCTTTCGGAGATGACAGTAGTCTCTCCGCCCACTCCGGTAATCGAGATGTTGATTCCACCTTTACTTCCTCCTGCCTTGTCCTTATCAAAGTAGCTTGCAGGGAGGACTCTATCTATGACTAGCTTCCAAGCCGCTGCCTGATTCTTATGGTCATCGTTAAGAGCTGCATCAAAGATAGACTCCAACACTCTGGCTGACTTAGGGGACGTTAGCATCCTAGTCTTATATTCGTTGATGATAGCTGCATCACCTTTGGGACGACCACGGGTTCCTACTGTGCCACGCTTACGGTTGACCATCTCTGACTTAGGTGGCCTCCCTCTGCGCTTAGGTTTATCCTTGACATCGTCGTTTTTTAAATCTGACAAAAAACTACTCCTTAGTATACTTAAGTATTCTTTGGTGTTCCTTAGTAAATACTCCTTCTACAAACATTAAGCCTTTACCTTAGTATACTTAAGTATACCTTAGTATGTTTCCTTAGTAGTTGCTGTAGGAGCTTTTCTTTAGTAAATTAAACTATACTATAGTATTATTATAACATATTCTTAGGCAAATGTCAAGCTTTATTTTAACTAATTTAGTAAAAGCATTAAAGTAATTACCTTAGTACCCGCACGTACCCGCTTTTGCCCAATAAAATCAATGACTTAGGCTTACTTATGTATACATGAGATACTTACCTTTAATGTTACTTTTGGTAACCTTTTGTATTGTCTTTTTATTGACTTTTCACTCTTTTTTGTATCTGAGCGGTTACCGTGACAATCCTGCGCATCCCACGCGCCCCCCCGCCCCCTTGTAAATCTCTAGCATACCGGCAGCCTGATGTCAAATCTAATGGTGACCAAGTAGTCGATAGTAGTCACGGGAAAACATTAGTAAACCCTTGACAGCACGGGGGTGAGTGTGCTAGCGGGTACCTATTGGCCACAACAATTGACAATAGTAACCAACTATGCTAGGCATTCACGGGGATAATAATAGTTGACACGGGTTGTATGTTTGTGGTATTCGCACGCGCCCGCCCTCTCCTTTAACCGTGAAAATAAATTGAAATAAGGGGTTGCACCTATGGATAACATCTGTATAATAGACGGCAAGCAAGGGGGGAACGGCCTCTCAGATTGATACCTAGCTTCAGCAGTCACCACGGTGGCTTATAGGCTGAAGACGAGGAGGACAGTCCCCTAAGCTCCCCGCAATAGCGGGTTGAATCTCAGGCTTGTAAGCCGTGGCAATAGCTGAGCAGATACCTATCCTAAGCGGGCATTATTGAATAACCTAAGTTGCAACGGGTTAGCCTAGAAAACCTTTCGGGGTATGGTGTAGGGCGTTAAAACCACCGCAATCACGGGTTATTCTTTAAAGGGCATTGGTTACAGTGTCTTTTAATGAATAACTAAAAGGGTCAAACAATGAAGCATTTTAAACACTCCTATGAGGAATTGCACAAGGTAGGCCAGCGGTATTATTCAGATACCGGCTTTTGCGCAGTGATAGCTACAGCGGTTGCCTGTGATATATCCTTTGGCAAGGCGCTGAGCTTTAGTAAGAAAGCGGGACGCAAACACCGCAAGGGTTCAAGCCTAGCAATGATTCACAGTATGATGGCACTAGGTGGAAAGAAGATGACACCAGTGGATAACTTTGGAGCGACACTGACAACTAGTGAGCGACACGCCCCCAAGACTGGACGTTATATGTTCTTAGTTAGAGGACACGTTGCAGCAATGCGGGACGGAGTATTAGAGGACTGGACAAGCGGCGGCAATAAGCGTAAAATCCTAGTAACTTATAAAATTGAAGATTGGAAATAAACCAAACGCCCCGCAAGGGGCAAACCTAAGAGGTGATTGAGATGGCAGAATATAACGATGGTTCGGGAAGATGGCACAGTGAGACAATTGAGCGCCTATTGGACGTAAATAGTGATGCGCTGTGCTATATGATTTTAGACTGTAAACGGGCGATGGTGGCAATGCCTGAAAATCCTAAGTGCGGTGAGTACGCGGATACAATACACTATGCGGGTATGGCTTTAAAACAAAGGGGCGAACGCTATATCCCACCAGTAGAAAGTTAAAATAAATAGTTGATTTAACTATGCCGGTGTATATAATAGCCGGTATACTCAAAATAACTAGCAATCACTACAGGTAGAACAATATGACACAGTTAAACGCTAAACCACGATTCAGTAAGCCTAGCAAAATGCCGTGCCGTTCGTGGTCTCTCGAAGCTCTCGACACTTGCCCCGCTAGTATGTCAGAGGGCGAGCTAGTCGACGCCTGTAAGGGTTGCTATGCTACGACAGGGTTCTATGCTATGCCGAACGTTAAAGAGCCGAGAGCGCATAATAAGGTAGACTGGCAAGCGTCCGACTGGACTGACGTTATGGTAGCAGAACTGGACAATGACAGATATTTTA